TTCAGTGGCTTTAGGAGTTACTCTATGGAATGTATAGGTATTTAACGTAGTAGTTGTTTCTACGATCATACCTAATGTAGCAGCATAAGTAGTGCTATTCTCTAAGCCATTAATAGTTACAGTAGAATTACCTACAGTACCATTAGATATTGTAGCTACCCCACTCCCGTTGGAGGTGATAGAACCAGAGAGGGCTTTAATACTAACAAGAGTTCCAGCGCCATTATTGACATCAGGATTAGCGTTAGGAAAAGATGTTTCATTGGCTATAGGTACAAAACCACCAACGTCGTCAACTAAATCAGTTATACGTGCATCAATAGCTGCAGTAGTAGCAACTAAGTTATCAGCTGCAGACCAGGTTTCACCAGATTGAATCTCTTCAGCACTAGCTAAATTGTAGTACCTAGCATCAGCATCGGTTTTAGTATAGAAGTTAGTATCTACATAGTTCTTTGTGGCAGCATCCTGAGCACTGGCAGGATCAGCAAGACCAGTTATCTTGTTAGATCCCATAGGTAAAGCAGCTTCCATAGCTACACTACCATCTTGGTCGATCTTGTCTCCAACAGAGTTAGCTGCGTTAGTAGCTGTCGTTGAAGCGCTGTTCGCAGTATTTACCGCATTAGTTGCATTAGTTGAAGCTGTGTTAGCTGTACTAACAGCGTTCGTGGCGTTGGTGCTAGCGGTGTTAGCAGTACTAATAGCTGTGGTTGAGTTACTTAAAGCAGTTGTAGCTTTTGAAATAGCAGATACATAAGCGCCACTTTCAAGAACCCTAGAGTTAGTAAGAGAGGTAGCAGCGTCATTCTCCGCTTCCTGAGTAACGTATATATTCTGCGTAAAGTTATCATTTAAATCACTGGATCTAATAGCTGAACCTGGATGGAAGGTTGCAGCTAATGAATCAGATGCTGTATCTCTATAGATTTTAACTGCAACCCCTGTACCAGGAGCAGAGACAAATCTTATAGTTGTTGCATTATGTAAAGTGTAATGAGTTGTAAGGGTTTGTACTACTTCATCAAGGCTTACCTTAATATCCGTAGACTTTAAATATGGAAATGTGAAGGCAAAGTCAACGGTGGAATTGTTGCCTGTATATGAATTTGAAGTTGTAGCCATAATGCTTATTTACGCATTTTTTGTAGTTTAAGAATCTGTTTTTGTGTTTCTAAGGCTTCGCTATCCATCCCACGTCTTAGATCGTAATCACGCATTTTGAGCAATCTACCTTGTGTAGTAAATTGAGCATTGTACGCTTCAAGTGCATTCCATGCTCCTTCAAAAGCACGGTCATGTATACGATCTAATTCTCTATGAACCAAGCTTTGTTTAATAGGCATCTTTCCTTTAACCTTATGCCATTCTTTTGCTTTCTTAGCAAAGAATCCATCATTCTGAGTCATCAACTCAGTGATCTGTCCTTGAAGATTAGCATTCTTAGCTATCCAGTTATTAATAAAATGTCTATCTCTAGGTGATAAAGGTTCTTTAGTATATTTATTCTTTCTTATCTTTTGTAATCCAGACCAACCAGTACTTAATAACCACTGTCTCCAAGGTTCCATATCACCATTCTGTTTAAAGAAAGGTAGTATAGCATTGGCATAAGCAGTTATAGGTTCATGATAGTTAATAGGTTTACCAGTATAAACATCTAGTAGATTAGGTAATGCATCTCTTTCACTACCACCAAACATAAACTTACTACCATTAGCTAGGTAAGCCATAAAGTCATTGTTTACATCTCTTAACTGTGGACTGATAGCATTATTCAATATAGTTCTTACACCTTTCATAGGTATAACTTGGTCAGTCTGTTGAGCCCAGAATCTATTCCAACCAGTTGCGTCACCTGTAAGCATACCTGCTAAAGGCTCAAAGCCTCCAATAAATGTATTATTGGTAATATTCATACTGATTGCAAATGATAGTTTTCTAAACCAATCCTCTGTGACAGCTTGATCTACACGAGTACCGTGGTACACCATGTCAGCTGCAAGTCCCATTACTTGAGAGAAAGGTTCAAAGCCTTGATAGCTTCTCCATTCACCAGTAATAGGATTCTTAATAGAGAAAGGTCTCCAACCCATCCTCATTAGAGCTGCTCTTTGAGCACCATCTTGAGGACCAGATCCTGTTAAGTTACCATTTAACGCCCATACAGCAGTACCCATAACTACAGTACTACCCATTATCTGCCTTCCAATATACTCTGATTTAAGAGCTGCAAAGGCAGCTGCCATATCTTGTCCTGATTGCGGTCTTATACTATGTTCTGCAAGAGCATTTAATTGTTCTGATTGAGTAACAGCTTTCATAACCCTTTTCATCTTAGGTATTGCTACACCTAGACTACTTAAGGGGTTAAATGTCCAAGATAACTGTGCAGCATTTATACCAGTTCTAGGGAACATGAATATACCCTTAGCTACTGGTACTGATTCAAGGAAGTTTTCAAAGTGTTTTACTGTTGTATTATCTAAGTTTAATGCAATTTCTTGTGATGCATACTTAGCAGCTTCATCTGTTAGTTTGCCTGTTTCATCAAACATTTCAGAATATAACTCACGTTGTTTTTTGACAAATAGCTCGTCAAAATTAACAGCACCTTCATGTGCCTTTAGCACCTCATCATATGCTCTAGCTCTAGCCATGCCACTAGCCATGAAAGAATTAGTCATTCCATCAATAGCGTATAAGGCGTTAGTACCCCAGCGTACAAACTGTTGTTTGTTCCACCATGATACATTTTTAGTCATATTCCATAGAGCTACCTTAGCTTGCCAACCAGGTTCTTTAGCTTTTCTCCAACCATCAGCCATGGATTCCATGTATTCAAGTTGATCCATCTGAGCTTGTTTAAGGTCAACACGACCACGCATCATAGCTTCTTCAGGATGCATTCTAGCTAAATCCCATTCATTAGCCATTACCTTAAGACCACGCTTAAAGTTTTCTATGATACCACCATAGGTATACATAGCACGTTTGAACGCTCCTGGCTGACCTTGTAGGTATGCTCCAGCAAATACAGAGACTGGCTTTAAAGCAGTTAACATAGAGTTACCAGCTGCTGCACGTACTGGTGCTAGACCAGATAGTAAACCGTTAATTCTTGCAGCATGTATCTGCTTAATTAACATACTAGGTAATTCAGGTTCACCGTCAATAAATCCTTTTTTAATTAAACCTATATTACTTTCAGCTACTCTGCGTAGTTTATCGATTGAATCGATTTTACCATTGGAAGCATCGAAAGCTTCTATGAAAGCTTTATAATAAGCAGGGTTTTCTTTAGAAACCTTTTTAAGCATTTCATTTATTTTACCACCTTCTGCTTTAACGTGTCTAACGTATTCATCAAAGTCACCGCCTTGGCGATTCATCCATGTTATAACATCATCTACATTACCAGCTACTTTTAACTTCTGATACTCTTTTGCTTTATTAACAATATATCTATTAACTTGTACTTCTTGACCTAATAAATTCATCTTATCCCAGATGATATTCATTTGTCTAGTTGAGTCAGCTTGTTCTCCTAAAGTCTTGACTGCTGTAGCAGCATCTGATATATTATCAGCTGCTTGCTGGGTTAGCATAGCAGAAGCTCTCATTTGATTAGGATCAAAGAGCTTATTATATGCATTTTCAAATGCACGAGAGGCTATTATCCAGTTCTCTTCATCTAAAAATTCATTAGAATTGAAGATTGATGACTTCATATCATCTACAATGAACTCAAATTCCTTTAATGGGAGGTCTTGTCCAAAGACTGCATTGGTTAGATTATCTACAGACCTATTCATCTGCTCAGCTTTAATGGTCTTACCATTTACTACTGCATCAATGTTAGGTGAGATCCTATCAAATAACTGATCTAGTTTTCTAAACCTGTCATTACCATCTATAGCATGAAGGAACTCTCTATTAAAAGCTTCATCAACTACAGGAGCTGCTCTACCATGTAAGGTATCTAAGTCATTTTGTATTTGAGTATGATTTACTTTAGCTAATAATGGATCAGGGTCTGTATTGATAACAGCTTTACCAGCATCATCAGGTCCAATATCATTTACAAATGCATTGTAAACTGTACCTTGTGGATCAGCATCTATAGCTCTTCTCATTTCATCCATTTGAGCAGCTTCTCTAGCAGCTCTACCGCTTTCTACTTCAGCTGAAATAGGGTTATCATAACCAGCATACTTAGCTTCTCTTTGTCTCACAGCTACTTCAGCTACTTCATCTCTAGGAATCATTTTAGTTTTCCTAGCAAAAGCGAATGCTACACCAAGTAGTTCTACACCACCTGCCATACCAGCTGCTTCATATACATTCTTTTTCCAACGTACATCAGGACTGTCTCCAGCTCTAGTAGCCCAAGGTATATCCCAACCTAACCATTTATTAAGAGTACCAGCCAAGTTATCATCTTTTTTAGAATGAGAAGATATAGCAGCTACAGCTGTATCAGCTCCTGTATAAGCACCAACGACACCAAGAGTTTTAATAGCACTTGGTATTGTCATAGCTTTAGTAGCTACAGTAGCTCCACGTACTATACCCATACCACCAGCTACTGATGGAATAATAATTGATGAAGCATCTCTTATTAATTTATGTGCTGGATGATTTGATCTGGGAGAGTTTTTATCCCACCATTCATCAACAGGTTTAAGCCAAGGTATAAGACCCACTGCATCAGCAGCAAAATCTCCTACACCTAAAGCAGCTGAATCCATAGCCCATTTAGCTTGACCTACAATAGGTATTTTATGAGTCCAGTTACTGAAGGTATCTTTAGGTTCTTCTGTAGGTTCTACTTCTTCTCCTTGTTCAGGATTAAGATCACCTTCAATTTGACCTTCTTCTCGTTTCCTATTGTAATCGTTTTCTATTTGAGCTGATTGTCGAAGCATTTCATCTTCTTCAATTAGACCAAAATTCTGTTCTTCAGGCTGCATAACGATTCCTCCTATTTAATTCAGCATAAGCAGCTGCAGATAATAATGAAGGATTATGAAAACCTAAATCACTTAATTTATCTGAGTTAGTAGACTCATGAATATTTTGAAGTAAGAATCTAGTCTCTTCATTTTTCACATTACTAGATATTTCAGATCCTTTTGTTTTAAAATAAGAATCAAATAAAATGTCTTGATTATCTTCAGTGAATTTATTATCTAAAGGCATACCAGTTGTTTGAATAGCTTGTTGTAATGCTTCTAAATCGAATTGATATCTACCTACTGTAACTATAGTACCAGCTTCTTGAAGTTGAATTATTTGTCTAAGCGTGGTTCCAGTTAAGCTGAATCCTAAATCACTTCTATCTATACTGCTACCTTTTTCAGTAGAATTATAATTTTCTCCTGTGCCTAATGTTTCAGAAAGTATAGTTCTAGCTTTAACCATTGAAGGTCTTTGGTAAATAGGATTCATACCGCTATTACATGCAGCTTTATTGACATCACAGTAATCATAAGATTCTAATAATCTATATTGAGAAGGATGTATACCTTCATAAGCTTTATTAACTTTCTGTTGGTACCACTTAGGATACTGTGGTATTAAAGGATCACCATTTTCTTTAGCTAACTTATTGTAGTATTCTATTTGTGCCATCTCAGCTTTTAAAGCAGGTAAATTACCTTTAGTAGTATAGCTGATAAAGGTAGCACGTGGTAAAATTTGCTGGTGTCGTCCTTGTTGTAATAGCTCGGCTTTACGTGCAAGCTTACCTTTTGCTATGAAAGGTTGGTTATAAATAGCATTAGGTTTGTTAAACAAAGTAGTGCTTATAATTTTATTATCAATTTCAATAGCATCTACTTGTCCTCTATTAAGAGAGAATCCTCCAAACTCATGTTGATTGGTATTTTCATTCCATTTCTTTTTAAATACATTGTTCGGATCTTTAGAGAACATCTTACCTTCTAAATAAGATAAGCTGTGTGCCAAAGCATCATCATGATTATCATGTTTTAACATATAAGCTTTGTACTGAGCTCTAGCCATAGAAACTGCAGATCTTTTAGCAAAGCCACGTGTAGGGTCATCAGGTCCAAGTAGGTTCTCTGGTATGATGTTATTTAAATAGGCATCTACTGTATCTTCTATGAACTCACCATTACCTCCAGCTTCTGGTAACCAAGGACTAGCTTCATTAACTAGTTGACTCATAGTAGCGAAAGCTGTTGGTGATGCTCCATATCTTTGTAACTCTTCTATTGGTATATGCTCGTTTCTAGCTAACCTTTCCTTTACATCAGCTATAGAATCAGCATCACCATTAGCACTTTGTCCACGAGTTAATTGGTTAGAAGCAAACATAGCTGCCTCTGGCCAATTATTTTTAATAGCTATACTATGGTATTTACTCCAAGTAGAAGCACTAGGATCTGTAGATGCTATGTTTAAAAGCTCACTTTTAAATTTTAAGTCATCAGCTTTATGAGCTATGAGATCTACATTAGCTCTAGCTTGTTCTCTTTTAGCTGCTTCTAATCCAGCATCTTCTAACTTAGCCCAATCCTTTTTATATAAACTACCAAAGGTAGGACTGCCACCACCTTTAAAATTTGGAATTGGTGTATTCTCTAAGTCCTTTACATCATCCCATGTGAAGTCATCTTCTTCTAATCCATGTATTAAAGCTCCTACAACATCTTGTCTGGCTCTAGAAAGTTCTTCTCCACTAGCAGGTGAATCTTCTGTATGACCAGCAAGATAATGTATAGTTTTTAAAGCACCAGCTCCAGGACTAGAGATACCTCTCTCGTTTGGTCCCATGAAGTCATTTAACAGGAGCTTAGTATTAGCATATTTTTTCTTCTCAGCTTCTGCTTTTAAGTCTTCTCTCTTACCTCTAAGTACAGCAGCTCTAGCATTATCCATTAATGCATAGCCACCGCCTAATGCAAGCATCTTAGAAGATGGAGCGTTTGGACCCATCTCTCGTCTATGCTGAGCATCTAACTGTTGTAATACAGTTTCAACTTGTGCAGATGTTACAGCATTTTCAAGACTCATGCGAACACCACCAACTTCTATTTCAGAAGAATAGTGTTCTGCATAGTAAGCAGGTTTGCTCATTGCAAAACGTCTAGCATCCTGCTTAGCTATAGCAATAGATCTATAGCTACCTGCGCTTCTTACTCTATCTAAAACATCAGAAGGTACACCGTCTAAGCCGGCAGCTCTTAATGCAGCTTCACGCTTTGCTGAGTCATTCCATATTTCAGCTGATATATCTTTAATAGCATTAAGCTTCTTTAAACCAATACCATGTTGGTCGTATAAACCTAATGCAAATTGATCAGCATCGTTCTTTAACTTAGCATCATACTGTTTCCAAAGCTTAGCTCCAGTTTTAGTAAGATTTAATAAGTCTTGTACTTGCTTTGTTTTTGCTGCTCTTTTAGCTTCCCCTGCTTTAATACGAGATTCAAAGTTCTCCCATTTTTGATTAGCAACTGTCTCTGATATATCTTGTCCTATATTAAAAGCAGTTTCGTGAGCCTTAGCTTCTTGTGTAGCGTTTGATTCTAGTTGTGAGACAAATCTTTGGCTTTGCTTATTGTTCCATTCAATCTGATCCTTCATGTGAGCCATGGCAACTAAGCCTTGCTCACGTATTTTCTTTGAAGGATCAGGAACGTCAACTAAATTAGCACCAAAGCCTTTCTCTTGGGCGTACCCTTTGTATAGAATGGCCATTTAGTTAGTTTATGTTGTAACGACTTCCATGTCAACATCCAGCTTACTGTAGTCAACGTAATAGAATCCGTCTTTTTCTTTTTGTCCAACGGCATCTTTACGACCCATTGAAATTAAATCTTGAGCGGAGGTTCCTATGTATTTAGGACCATGTTTACCATCCATTCTATATTTAAACGTGTATTTAGGTATACCAGATGGTGAGGTGCCTACACGTGTTATATCATATTTCAATCTATCATCTGAACCTGCAAAGGCTCCAGCCACTTGAGCACCAGCCATAATGAATCCCATAAGACCACCGCTAGTACTTCCTCCACCAACGTCTTCAGGCGGCTTAAGAGCTTTCCATTGTTCTGCTGTAAGGCTATCAGGTAATGGGGGTATCTCAGGACTAGGTAGATCAATAGGAGCTGACATCTGTGGTGGTAACTTAGGTACAGGTGCAAGTGATGCTTCTGCTTGAATATCAGCAGAGTACTTCTGTAATAAGTTAGTTGTTTGATCTGCTTGCCATTGTCCTTTAGCACTATCCATAGAAGCTAGTAATTGCCTTCCAGCAAACTTAGATCCTAATTCAGCTTTCTCTAAAGCAAAGGCATAACCAGTTTGTTCTTGAGTTAACTGTGCCGCTAAACCAGCTTGTACTGAGCCTTGCTGGGCTAGTACAGCTTGTAAGTTCTTACGCGCACTTCTACCAGTCTGACCTGATGCTAGTACTTGACCTTGCTTTTGCAAGCCTTCCAGCATAGCACCTTGTGATTTGCTTGTTAATTCTGATTTAGCTCCTCGTAATTTTTGACTAAGATCTCGTTTATTGAAGCCTAGGTTCATCATCCTATCTTCATTCTTGAAACCTATTTCAATGAGTTGTTCGTTATATTTTCTATTATTATCTGAAGCTTGTATCTCAGCAGCTACAGCGTTATAATCTAATTGTTCTTCATAAGCGTTGACACTAGCGTTGTATGCTTCAATCTGATTATTATAATCAAAGATCCGCATCTTCTCTTTGTCAACCCATTCATTCATGGCTGTGGCATTCTTTTGTTGCCTTATAGCCTCTTGGTTTCTAGTTGATGCAATATGCTGGGCTTTCTGATAGTTAGTTCTATTCTCCAGCATCTGCCAATCAAACTTCCACTTCTCTTCTTGGTAGCGTTTTTGATCTTCAGTAAGACCTCCGCTGCCACCACCTCCACCTGACATAGTTCCTCCTAAATGTTTTTGGTTATTACGGAATACTCATTATCCCATTTAAGTTTTCTAGCTAGACCTTTTCTAGTCCAAGCTTCTATAGAATCACAGCCTTTACTTTTAGCAAAGTATTCTATAGTATCAAATAAACCTATCCATGCTTCATAGTCATGTCCAGATTTGGTTGACCAAGTTATGATTCTAAACGTTTTCTTTTGGGGGTAAGTTATGATCTCACCTACTAAGGCGCTTAGGATTTCATCGTTGTCATACCCTATGAATAAATGTTCCTTATTTTCTAGTAACAACTTTAGTATATCTGATGCTAACATTTCACCATTAGCATGTACTAAAGCTTTTTCTATTAAAGGTTTGATATTAAACCACATCTGTGGTATCTCATTAGGGTAAACGAGTCGCGCCTGGTTGATCATGTTCTTCTGTAAAAGCGGGGTGAATAATTACCTTCCCATGTAGAAGCTGTTAGAGCTACTGGGAACGGGGAGTCGCTAAAAACTCGGAGCGTGTAGTTATCTGTTCTTTGATGTATAGGGACAACAAAAGTATTTTGAGTATCAATAGGTACATCGTCTCCTAAATAATAGTTAGCTTCTTGTGTAGGTTGTAACGTGTACCAATTATCTACATAGATTTCAACTTCTTCAGCAGGTGTAGTCACATTAGCTGCAGTAACAGCTGCTGATGGAGCTGAACCAAACGTTACGGTAACTCTATTAGGAAGAGTGTCATGGTATGCTATTGTATAATCCGTAGTTAAAGTTTGTTTAGCACCTGCCTTTTTAACTACTACATCAGTTTTATCTTGAACAGTAAAGTCAGGTGAGAATGCTGTTGTACTACCATCTCCTGTAAAGGTTTGTGTAGCAGCTTGTACACCTTTTCTTTGTAGTTTAAATCCTACTACGCTAGATTTTCCTACAGAGAATTTCATACGAGATATAGTTAAAGGCGCTGTAAAATCTGAATCTCCTGGTTGTTTTTGATAGTATACTTTAGGTAATGTTATATCATAATTATATTTATAACCTAAGAATACATTAGCTGCCTGTGCTGATAAATCTTTCCTTGGTACTGAGAAGTAGTTAACACTATTTACAGTTACCTTGTCGGGAGTGATGGTAAAACCAGACTCAGTAGTACCAGAAAAATTAGAAGTTGCATTACCAGCGATTACAATTACAGGTTCAAGGGTTGTTATATTACTAAAAGGTAGTGTACAATAAGATCCATCATATATTGTAGCTGTAGCAGTTGCTGATGAACCACCACCTCCACTGAATGTAACAGCAGGAGGGTTGGCAGGGTCATACCCTTTACCAGGATTAGTTATAGTTATAGCAGTAACAGCATTACCAGAAACTGTGGCTGTAGCTGTAGCTTGTGTACCACTAGCCGGTGCGGCTATTGTCACAGTAGGGGTTCCTGAATAACCTGAACCGCCTGCAGTAACTGCTACACTTTCCACTGGGTATTGAGATACAGCTGTAGTAGCTTTATAGAAGTCCATATGAGGATTAACCTGCTGACCATCAGCTGTTACAATAATAGTCTCTTCAGGCGTTTGAGTTAAAGTAGCACTACATAAGTTATATCTAGCTGTTCCTCCTGTACCAGTTTTAATAACTGAATACATAGTATCCGAGTCGGTGGCAACATAATGAGCATTACCAGGTAACTGCCAGTTAAACCATGTCTGCATTAAGTCTTCTTTACCATCATTGTAAGTACGATAGAAATATACCTTATCTGTAGTCTTACCATACATAGCAATGAAGCTATTTTGTGTACTAGCAACAAGACTATCCACAGCTACTGGGATATACTCTGCAACCATTCTACCTATATCTACAACAATAGGGGTATCATTACCTCTAGGTACCATACCGAATACCCTTACAAAACCAGCTGTACTGTGTGTTTTGCTGAGGAAATTAACTTGAGTACCTAAATCAACAGGATCTATATCCTTATCCATCTTATAGTTAGACAGAGTTCTAATCAATGCTGTGCTAGGTTTAAGGTTACCATCAGCTGAGAACATAACAAACTGTTGATCTTGACTAAATAGTAATAGACCACTAGCAGAAGGTATGATCGCATGTAGGTTGGCAGGTCTTGTACTAGAACAACTGATATCAATTGGGTCAGCATCAGAAGATATCTGGGCTGACGTCATATAGAAGTCATAGAAAGAGGCTGCTTTACTCATAGATACATTATCTTCTGTTAAGAAACCTAATCTATTATTATAGAAAAAAGCTTGTTGTATAGTGGTACCTACAAACGATGGGTCTTCATTAGAATTATCGTCTCCTACTTGTCTAGGAACCCAAGTAATAGGTCCAAATGTAAACGCATTTTTAGCTGTATTATATAGCTTATGAGGCATGTTAGCTGCTGTTATACCTGTACTTTCTCCAGGTTTTAAAGTTTCAGTCCAGTAACCAGCACCTGAGGTACCATTATTCGCTATGAATTTACTATAATAAGTATCGAATTGAGATGCTGTATTTTGAATAGTAACTACACGATCATGTTCTGTTTCACCAGCTAACTCAGTCTGCTGTTCTACTGTATTTTGATAAGATGTTAAAGCGTTACCACCTTTACCACCTGATGCTGTTAAAGTAAATGTACCGCTACTCCTTTTTATTTCTAAGGTCGGTCCTATAACTGTCACAGTTAAGTTAGATATACTAGCAGCATCTATTAAAGTTTTTAAAGAAGTAAGAATAGTGGTAGCATTCAAGAAACTAGTAGTATCAGCGTCACTAGAAGCTGTATCACCAGCTCTTGTATTAACTGTATAGGTAGCTGCTGAGCCACCTGAAGGGTGTATAGTCACAGCGTATGGAGCACTGTATTCTGTAAGGTGTATTCTAACAGTACCTACTTGACCATCTGTATGAGCAGCTCCTGCAACAGTTGTTACTACTCTATTTTTATTTGTAATTATAGTAGTATCTCGAATAGTTAATACATCATAATCTGTAGCAAGAGTAGAAGCCACAGCATCATCTGACTCCTTCTTACCTAAATACTCTCTAGCAGAGCCAGTATAAGTAATAGCACATTCTGCATAAGTAACAGCATTCCATACATATATCTGTCCATAAGGGCTTCCACTTGCTCCTGTTATACAACCTATATAACGCTCGTCATCATCACGATTATAATAAAACCATTTAGCGTTATCTAATACTGTTGTGCTTAAAGCTGTAGAACTAGCTGTGAGTTCAGAAATAAATTTAAAACCAGGTCGTTTAGTCAACCCAAATGTAGGATCAGGATAAGCATTTAAAGCTTCCTTTACTTGACCTGGTAATTTTTTATCGTCAGGTTGGTTAGAAACACCACCTAAATAACTTTTAATTGTTTGGGTTACACTTGCCATTAGCGATACAGTGCTTGATAGGGTTTGTAAGAATCGTAGACTTTTTCACCACGCTTATGTCCAAAGAATGTATAATCACCTTGATTACATTCATACTCCATAGCTTGTGCTCTACTCCATAACTCCTTTTGAGTTAATATTTGAAATTGATTTGGATCACCGACTATACGGCTTGAAACAATTGCTGCAGCTCTTGCTACGATATAATCTTGAACAGGTCTAGGTAGATCAACCCAATCAAAGAACCATACTATATTACAACGTACTTCAGTCCAACCTGTTAAGGTTGTCCAGTCATAAGTATGATTTATTTTCTCATATAATTTACCACTTCTTCTTACAGTTTCATATTGGTTATCCTTTTCATCATGTAAATCTATCTGTAGTATATTATTTGCTATTATTATTTCACCGTTAGTATCTGGGGTCATCGGATAATACTCTTCAGTATTAAACGTCCAGCCTTCAGCCTGTACTTCACGAGACACATTAAGTAATGTATCATATGCAATCGCAACGTCTGGGTTGGTTTGATCTAGTGTTGTTACAGGTGCCTGACCAACAGACGCCAGTATCTCATTTACTGCTGGTAGTTCCTGAGCAGCGTTTGTGGTAGGGAAAGCCATAGTTAATTTATATTAATAAAAAAAAGGGGACCGAAGTCCCCCTTATGTTATGCTCTTGATTGAGCAGGTGCGTCGCATTCGACGCCAGTATATGCAAAGCGTAGGTTCTTGGTATCAGAATAAACATCAGATGCAGAATAAGTTCCGCCTTCAGTTTGTGATACAGACTTACGAATTGCTGTGTTACCACCGCTTATACCAGCGGTAGCGCCGGAAACGCCATTGTTCCCAGCTTGTGTTGCAGGGTTTGCCATAATTTATATTAGATATTAGGCTTCACCTCTAGCAGATAGACCGTCCGATTGGACCTGTCTGCCGTACTCTAGAGGGGTTGGCGCATTTAATGTTGTAGAACCTACTCTGTCACCAATACCATTAGCGGCAGATATAGTTCTTGTCTTAGTAACTCCAGGGGTAACTGACATAGTATACCTCAAGCAGTTTGAATTTCAATAGCAGCAGCAGGGTTAAGAGTACCGACGCCCATTGCTAGACGACCGACAATTAGATCACCCTGATACATTGTCTTAACATCGGCACCGGTTGTTTGAACCTGAGGACCAATTGCTTCAACAACGCCAGCTGCGTCCTTCTGGTAGATAAGACCAGCGTGCTGAGAGAAGTCACCATTGTAGGCATTGTTCTCACCAGCCTGAGCATTAACTGTACCAGCTTTGAAAGGTAGGTTGTTAGAACGTTGGATGTTGATACCAGCAATAGATACTAGTCCATCACCTGAGTTCAAGTTACCTTGTGTGTTACCGTAGTCACGGTTTAAGATGTTCGAATCAACCTGAGATACTAGAGCGTAGTACTGTCTTGGAGATAGTACTGCAGTTCTACCAGTCTTAGGTAGGTTCTTCTCATCTAGGATACTTGCTGCTTCGAAGAATGCATCGACCAAACGCTGAGCATCATACTCATTGTTAGCTCCAATCTTAATGATAGAACCACCTGGCTCTGGACCTGGTGATGCTGTGATAGGATGAGCTTCGCGAGCTGCTAGTGCGATGGTACGGAATACCTTCTTGTCATATGCCTCAGCTAGAGCGTGTCCAATCTTCTTGGAGATCTCTGATCTAAGGGAATAATGAGCAAGTGTTTCATCGAGATCGTATACAAACGCTGAGCTTATGAGAAGGTCGTCGCAGACGATAGTCTTCTCTGCTACTGGAGGATCACCAGATCCGAGGATTGGTTCACCTGGAGTATGATAAGCGGCGGTCATGCGACCTGTGAAGATGAACTGTAGACTCTTACCGTTCTTTAGTTGACGGTTTTGTACAGTTCCTTTTGCAATTGTAGCTGACTCATAGGCTTTGAAAAGTTCGCCTGAGAACAGCTTCAAGTAAGTTGCGTACTTGGTATCATAAGCAGTACCTAGTGAGAGCGGGGTCTGACTGGTATTATTAATGGTACCAATACTGGAAACTATTGAATTAGCCATTACTTAGAGAGTAGTGTATATGTTACAAGTCTCTCAATCGATTGAAATTAAAAAAATTTGTGGTCTATCCCACCGTCTAGACGGCAAAAAGGTATCCGCGTACGGGCTTAATGCCAATGAGAGGGGAGTCCGACTCTGAGGTGCTCCCCACCCTAAGCTTAGAACTTCATATATTCGATATATGAGCCAGCTTTGATTGTTGTAGCTGTAGCAGAGCTTGTGTTCTGTGCAGCCTGGAAGTCCAATGAACCTGTGTTAGCTCCATTGATTAGTACACCGTTGACCTTGATGTAGTAAGCACTATCTGTACCTACTGCAGTCTGTTCGGCAATACCTGTTCCAGTAATTTCAGAAGTTACTGCTTCAGTAACAGCTCCTGAGATGGGTACTTCTGGTAGTACCATTCTAGCTCTAAAAGATGTAGGACTAGAAGGTGTTAGAAGCTTCCACTTAAGGTCTCCATCAGCGTCATTCGCTGTATCGATCCACATGTTGAATACGATACGCTCATACTTGCCTAAAGTTACTGATAGTATAGAAGCATAGTCAGTAGAACTAACTAATTCTGAATCGTTAGCTAGTACGTTACCAGACCAAAAGGCTCCTGGTGTATATACAACTGTACCAGCAGCAGTGTTTTCGTTAAAAGGCATTTGTTTAAATTAGTATAGGTTTTTTACCCGTATGTACTGTTCCGCAGTACTGGGTTAGTAAGCATCAATCTCACACGATGGACAGGATCTACAATGTTGATGCTCAACCATATGTAGACCCTCTATAAAAATGAAAATGGATAGGAGTGCAAAGACCCCTAACCATAATTCATTGACCTTTTTCATCAGAAGGTATATTTCAGACCAACCTTGGTAGCCCAAGCGTTGTCATCATCTGTATCTGAGTCAGCTGTTAGTACAGCTACTTCACCATAAACGTCTACCTTAGAGGTAGCAGCTATGGAACCACCGAATTTACCAGAGATTCTGGTGTCTCCTTCATCAGCTCCATCTACAGCAACGATGGCTGGACCACCTTGTACATAGAATGATGCTGTGTCGTTTCCACCTTCATAACCCACGTGAACGTCGGTAGTAGTGCCGGTGTAATCCGATCCTGTTAGCGAGGAATTTGCTTCCACGTTTACATATACACCAGCTGATGCAGGTGTCGCTAGTGCTGTTGCAGCCAGTGCGGCAAGTGCTAATTTCATTTGTTTTTACTTTGTTTTAGTGTAAGGTACACCACGATACTTAAGCTTTACAGTCATAGTAAATCTCCAAGTACCTAGACCCCGTTCCATGCCTAGGTTGTCATGCGTCCCATTGGGATGAACGGACGTGGTGTTTAGAGCAAGCCAGGAATCAATTGTCCTGTAGTTACATAAGCTCCGATAGCAGCGATGACGCCCAGCATTGCTGACCAGCCATTTACTCGCTCTGCATTCTCAGCCCAGTTAACGTCTAGGACTTCTACTCTAGGCTCATTAGGGAACCTGTTTTGTCTTCCGCCTTGTTCTGTTGTAGTTGTCATTGTTCAATAAGTAGATGTACTGTGGCGAGGATGATCGGTCAGGTCGCCACGTTACTCTACGCTACTGCAGCTGATCCGCAATCTGAATCGTCTGCTGTGTGACCAGTTAGTTTGTTACATTGAGTAACCTGGTCTGCTTTAGAAGCTGTATCGTTATAAGGTATAAACCAACGATCTCCTGTAGCATTTATTTTGTATTCGACCTGAAAGTCATTAGCTCTCTGGTCAGGGTTGTAAGCCATTCCCATAATTTTATCCTATAGAAGGTGCAGTTAATGCTACTTCTGTTCTGTTAGAAGCAGCTAGATCAAGTGGGAAGTTGTGAGCATTTCTCTCATGCATAACTTCAAAGCCAAGGTTAGCTCTGTTCAGGACGTCAGCCCAGGTAGGGACAACTCTTCCTGAGGAGTCGAGAATGGATTGATTGAAGTTAAAGCCGTTAAGATTAAATGCCATAGTGCTGACTCCCATAGAGGTGAGCCATATCCCCACGACTGGCCAAACAGCAAGGAAGAAATGTAGACTACGGCTATTATTGAAAGAAGCATATTGGAATATGAGTCTGCCAAAGTAACCATGAGCCGCGACGATGTTATACGTCTCCTCCTCTTGACCGAATTTGTATCCATAATTAGGAGACTCTACTTCGGTAGTTTCTTTAATGATTGAACTGGTGACCAGCGAGCCATGCATAGCAGAGAACAAAGCTCCACCAAATACTCCCGCAACACCCAACATATGGAAAGGATGCATAAGGATATTATGTTCTGCCTGAAAGACAAACATAAAGTTGAACGTTCCTGATATCCCCAACGGCATACCGTCAGAGAAGCTTCCTTGTCCGAAAGGATATACGAGGAATACTGCAAAGGCTGCTGATACTGGTGCCGAATACGCAATTGGAATCCAAGGTCTAGCGCCTAATCTATAACTAAGTTCCCATTGGCGTCCCATGTAAGCTGCGATGCCAATAAGGAAGTGGAAGACGATGAGTTGATAGGGTCCTCCATTGTAGAGCCATTCATCCAGTGTAGCAGCTTCCCAAATCGGGTAGAAATGGAGACCAATAGCGTTACTACTTGGTACAATCGCTCCAGATATAATGTTGTTTCCATATAATAATGAGCCTGAAACTGGCTCTCTGATACCGTCAATGTCGACGGGAGGTGCGCCAATGAAGGCGATTATAAATGCGGTAGTTGCTGTAAGTAGACATGGTATCATGAGTATACCAAACCAACCGACGTATAGCCGGTTGTTAGTACTTGTTACCCAGTCGCAGAAACTATTCCAATTAGATTGTTTAGTTAGTGTGGCTGTACTCATTAGTATTTGATTTTAAGTGATGTTTTCTTAGTACCTTTAGTACCTTTCTTAGGGGGTCTACCTTTTTGAGACCCGTATGTTCCTTTACCTTGTGGCATTAGAATTTAAGATTAGATCTTTCTAATTTATCGTAGATGTCCTGACGATAGGCAGGGTCTTGGTCATAACGAGGGTCAGACATAGCTCGGACAACTTCGGCTTGACTCCTAAAAGTATCCCCTTTTTCAGTGGGTGCTTTACCTTGTAACATTTGTCCGTCTACTCCACGAGAATCGTTGTACCTATAGGTGAGGGCTTGGACGGCAAAGAATGCTGCTAGTGGATCACCTTTATCCATAACAGCATCGTACATCTTCACTTCATCTTCTTGCAAAGATTCTCCAGCCCACTTCATCATCTTATCATACTCTCCTTCACCACCTACAACACTTTTAAGCTGTGTAATATTTTCTTCAGTTAATGAAGTTTGTTCTTGTTTCTGATTCTCAGATCTATACTTAAGATACATCTGAGCTATTTCTCTAGAATCTGTATCAGCTAGTTTCTGTAAAGTCTCTTTAGTGTACTCACCTTTGACACCTTCTTCCCAAAGAGATTCTAACAAAGCAGTGTCAAGCTCTGTCTCTTCCTCCTTCTCTTCTACCTTTTCATCTTTGGTCTCAGTAACTTCCTCTTTAGCTTTCTCCTCCGAAGAGCCAAGCTTTTTTTGGAGTTCGATGTATCCTTTTTCAAGTTCCTCCGCATCTTTAAATTTACCAGCAAGTAGAGTCTCTTGTTGTTCAGCTAGTTTCTCACCAACTTCCAGAGCCTCTTTCTCTTCTGCATTAAGCTCACCTTCTGGCTGCTCGTTTGCATCATACGTTAGTGTCTGCGCTTCTGCCATTGATAGTTTCTACTGTAAGGTTTCCTAATCCAACTGTTGTTACCACCTTAGTTCCAGGTGCTTTAATAGTTGGTTTGCCAACCTTCATCTTAGGTGCATATTTATTAGGCTTCTCTTCAAAGAGTTCCTTATCATCTGCGCTAAGGGGTGGTTGGACTTTTGGTGTAGCTTTCTTAGCCTTCCGTGGGCGGGATGGTTTCACCTTGTCCACTTAGTTCCTCCGCTAGTTGTGGGTTTTTACTTGGATCATTCAGTGGGTCACTATTGTCAACCTTCTGTTGTTCAAGTGCCATCTGTTGTTGTTGTACTTGCTGCTGTTCATCTTGTATCTCTTGCATAGATCTAACAAGATTTAATACATCAATACCTTGAGCTGCAGCTAGACGTTTGATAACTTCTTCTGGATTAATGAATTGCTGTGTTGCTTCTGGTCCCATGGTTTGAGAAATCATAGTCAGGAATTGACCTAATGCTTCTCTATCTTGTCCACGTCCTAGAGCATTTACACCTGCTACAATAGTAGGCTTCACTATATCCTTAGGTAGTTTAGGTATACGTCCAGTCTTTTGGAAGACTGATAACTTTCTGTTTAGATATGGTACCAAGAAGTCAACAGTAAGTAAGGAGAATAAACCTCCAAGCTGTTGCTCTAGTTCCATCTGTGTCATTCTAACTTCTTCCGCAGTTGTCCTTTCACTCTGTCTAATAGATAGAATTAAGAATGCTTCTGCTAATCTCTTCTCTAACTGTCCGACCATTTGATATGCCGTGGCAAAGTCAGCAGTCTTTCCTACCTGGACTACTCCGATATCATCGGGACGTCCCTGGACTATCGCACCGTTCCCAGCAGACGCTAGGGTCTGTGGTTTAGTGGTACTTGATGGTGATACTACAAAGACTACCTTAGCAGCCGCTGCAGATCCTTCTACTAGTGCCTGAGATAAAGCCTCAAGACTCTTTAGATCTCCAATAAATTCTTCTACTCTACCCCGCCCGTAGGCTTCACCATCTACTGTGTTGAAACGTAGATGAATCCAAGGGTTAGTATCTAGTGGTGCCTTACCTCTAGAGTTAGGTATGATTTTATCATGTACCTCTTGATGCCAGATGAATCTGTTACCATCTCTCTTAATGTGGGTAAAGACATCGCAGTCGTCTTCACGTTCTGTATCCTCTGAATTTTCTGGTGGTAAATAATCGGGGATAACATCTGCCAATAATTTTTTGGCAATTTTTTCTTTGGTTACGATCTCTATGACATTACCGCTACCATCTCGATCTACAACAAAACGGTTCAACGGATAAAGCTTTAACTTTTCCTTGTCCATAAAGATTAAAGCATTACCTGCTACTACCAAATGCTTAAGCGCTTGGTGTATGGTAACTCTATCATCTGAAGCTGCAATAGCCTCCATGATAGTACGTTCAATCTTTGCAAACGATAAATCTAATTCTGATTTAACTTCAGGTGGTATCTCCTCACCAATTTGTGAGTCATCCATCTGTAGTTTGAAGAAGCTTGTGTTCACTGGCATTAGAGCCAACATGAGTTTCGAAGCTAAGGTGACTACACCTTTGGCACCTACTGACTGCCATGGTGTATCAAGGTCACGGGTTGCTCCTCTGAATTGTTCTTCATCTCTAATTAGATAAGGAAGAGTTAGTCTTGCCGCTATATCTGCTTTGTTTAAATACTCGGTGCGGTATCCTCTGAGAGCGTCATACCTTTTCTTTGCTGTCATTGTTTTAGTAAGACATTCCGGTGGATGTACCTATGTTTAACCCTGATGTTAAACTTTTATTGGGTGTTGTTGTTTTCTTTTTAGTTGTAGTTTTTCTAGATAAAGATTTTGTATCCATCTGAGGTGATGTTGTGCTAGGTCCAATAGCCATGGTGTTAACTGGATTAGCACCACCTCCTGTTACATAAGTAGTATCAGTAAAGAGCTTTTCATTTCTAGCTTTCTCTTCAGCTAATGAAGTTTCTAAATTTCTTATGGTTTCATCTCTTACTCCCATGTTAGCCTTTTCTATTTCAGCTGCTTCGTTGGCTATCTTATATACTCCAGAAATATTACCACCTTGATCCATTCTTACGTTACCCATACGCACACCGCCTTGCTGGTTACTACCTATACGATCTAGGTAATCCCTGATCTGCATGTTAGTAACGCCTTGACGTCTAGCCTGATAGTAATCTTTATGTCCGAACCAGTTTGGATTACCTGCTTTTAATATACTAGCCCAATCTGGAGCTGGTTTTACTGGTGTAGGAATAGTTGGTTCTGGTAAATTTACTTCGCTCATGTTACTGGTCCCCAATCTGCTGGTATGTTGTTAGGTTTGTTAACGTTTACACGTCTAATTGTTATGCCTGCTCTAGCTGCAGCTGCATTTGTGTTTCTCCTTGATCCTGGCTCAGAAGGAGTGGCAATGTCTGTTCTGGCTGTCTCATTAATAGTAGCACTCCAGTATACATTACCATCTTTATCTTTCAGTGAATAACTTTGTACATCACTGGCACTGCTTGGAGTGAATGCTGTTTCAGGTTTAGGTGTTGCTTTGTTAGGATCTTCTACGTGGGTATACTTATTGTCCCACTTGTTCCACCAGGAGTTAGGGTTCTCAGGATCATTATCCCAATCTGTGTCTTCTTCACCACCACCTGAGTTGTAGTCTCCTCTAGCTGCACCACCTGCATCAGCATGTTCAATGAATGCTAGTCTCTGCTCTTCAGTACCATGAGTTGAATCATCTTGATCAAAACCAAACAACTCTTGTAGATTATTAGCATTACCTGCATCATCAAAATCTTTAAAAGCTTTTTGATAAGCAGGGTCATCTCTATAAGACGCCCAATCAATAGCTCCCCTAGTTAAAGCTTCATAATGTTCTGGACTTCCAACTCTAACTCCATCAGGTATGACACGTCGGTAATCTATGCGAGCATCCTCCTGACCTGAGATAGGTGTAGGAAGACCATCGCCTTCCCATCTTCCACCTTCAGTTCCGTAAACTTCATCGATGAATCTAGTCTCAAACTCTTGAGCTAAAGCTTGTTCCTCAGCGCTGTTATTAAACTGCTGTTGAAACCAGTCATCATCTTTTATATTAAGGTAGCCGTCTACTACCTCAAGGTCTCGGAGGTCTTGCCTCGACATAACTTATTCCTCTAAGCGTTTAGTTAGCCATTCAACGACTGAACGTTGACCAGCTTTGTACATTATACTTGTGATCTCTTCTTTAGGGTGGGGGTTAACGATGGGGAAATTCTTCTCCATCTCTTGAAGGATCTTATCATCTACCCGAGGTCCAAGTACAGCCTCAAGCATATTGTGGGAGGTTTGCATTGCTATGCTCAAAAAAAGCTGGCATCCGAGCTGACTTTGTAGCAACAAGTTCTGGTGCCTTGCCTTGATACATTAAGTTATCACTTGAATCCAGCCAGAATTTTTTGTCCAAATATTTGTCCTGAGTATTTATACCTAGGGGTTGAAGAACCCAGTTAATGGTGGCTTTCCTAAGCTTGTCCAGACTATTACTAGGAGATAAGCCCAGCTCACGACATACAAGGCTATTAGTGGCCACGTGTATTTGTTCGTCTCGACTGATGTCGGCGCTGACAGTCCTAAGACCAGCATCGCCGTTATAACGAAAGAAGGGAAGAAGTACGAAAAATATTGCACGTTCCGCTACCAACGCTTTAGTAATTGTGTGGTCGGGATGTAGTTCCCACGCTTGGCGTAACTTGAGTGCTTCAGCTTCGGCTTCGGGGTCGGTCCCAATAGCTTCAGCAATGTATCCCAGAGCAAGGTCATGTTTCTCCTCATCTTTTACATTTAGTTCGAGTAGTTTTCTGGCACTTTCTGGTACATCTTTTTCAAGACCTTCTTTAATGAATTCCCCAACAGGGAGCTCCATGTGCCGTAAAGCGAGAGCACGTCTAATAGCATCTTCTGCTTCATGTTTCAGTTCTCCAGCTGTGGTTTGTACTGGCGTCCATGTCCGGCGCCTTTCGATTAGTTTATCATATGGTGTTTTCATTCTTGACAGTCACATGTAAGGGGTTCGTTTAAAATCCCCTCCAAGTATTCGTCAACGTCGGTATCTTTTAATGCAGCATACGCATCGCTCTTGTCCTGCACGTCTCCCATTACTTGAAGGCTGTAGTATAAGGAGGTCTGGGGTGAATTCAACCACTCTTGCACGAACGCATTGTCGTAGGTTACTACATCACTCCAAGAGTTGAATGAGTATCCGTGAAGAAGTCC